CTGGTTGTTTGCTAGCGTTTGAATTGCTGACATCGACCGGAAGATTAGCTTGTTGTAAGCTTCGATGGCTTGTTTCTGGTTGTCGTTCATCTTGTTTGTTGTTTTGATGAAGGTCCGTACCAACTAAATCCCCATCTACCACAGCGAGTTGTTTATGCTCGTAAGTGGTGTCGAAGATTACTGGAAATTGGTCAAGACCGGTGACAGCCTTGATAGCACGGTCCTTTTCTAATAGCTCAGCTACTGTTATGCCGAGTACTTTAGCCATCGCCTCCGTGATCATTGTCTTATCACGTTGAGGCCAAGCATTACTGCATTTATATTGTTCTTCGCCAGTACCGTTCTTGAACTTGAGTTTGGTGATCTCTAATACCTTATTTGCCCAGGTTCCTATTATGGGGGTGTTTGCATCCGTAGTATGATAGCCGTGTGCTTTATTAGCAGCACCTTGTTCAGGCGTCACGGTCTTGTTAGCAGAAGCATGTAATTTTCCAATGGTCCTCATTGGATCAGCGAACGAATCATACGTGGTAGTGGGGTCAACAAAATACCTACCCAAAAATAGTACCGGTTCTCCTCGTGGTCTCAAGTTCGATTTGTAGATCATGCCGAGGTCTTGCACTACTTGTTCTACAAATTCTCTAAACACTCCTCGGTGATTAGCATTGACACTGTCGTCGCCAAATATTGCTCCGATCAGTTCCCAAGCTTGATCTTCCGTGTATCCCATGTTCCTCAAAGCGCAATAAACATTGAACGCGTTATCAATGGTGCCAGCTTGTGTAGTTATTGAGCTGCCACTCCTGACCGTCATCCTTGGTTTATAAGCTACCCCATTGGACGTGGTAGCCTTATTCTTATAAATCTCTTTGTATAATCTACGAAACTCGCCACGATGTTCTGGTGCGTAGTACCGCATATATGTTGGTAATAACAAAAAGTTAGAATAATCAGGACTTTGGGTCCCATCCAGGCAAGTGTAATCGCCTTCCTCTAGGTCTTCAGTTGGTTCCATTTGCATTACTGCATCTAGTCTCTCAACTATGGCACGTGGTGGTTTGCCAGGGCAATACCAGTCATGTTGTTTCAATACTTTAGCCATAGGCAATCTGTAAGCAGAAGATTGGATGGTGATTTCGGGGGACATGGTTGAAATGTTC